ACAGACAAGACAAAATATGCGTGGTATCCAGCCCTTGCTAAGTCAAATAATCTCGTAAAGCGCTGGATCGGTGAGAAAACAGTACCATCGTATCCGATGTATATTATATCCAAAGGGCGACACGAGACGATGCACACTTCTCGTACATTTGCTATGATGCAACTTCATCACTACATTATCATTGAGCCACAGGATCATGACAGATATGTAGAAGCTCTAGAAAAGTTCAAGATTAATCCATATGCCACGCTTGTGGTCGCTCCGTTTTCTAATCACGGAGATGGCCCAGGTCGCGCAAGAAACTACGCATGGGATCATTCCATTGCACTCGGCGCAGAAAGACATTGGGTCTTTGACGATAATATCAAGGACTTTTATAGACTGCATCTGAATTCTCGCTATAGAGTTATGACTGGTGCTATTTTTAATGCAATGGAAGACTTCGTAGACAGATTTACGAATATTATGATTGCTGGACCTCAGTACTTTTTCTTCTGTGCAGACAGCCAAAAATATCCACCATATGTTCTAAATACTCGCATCTAGTCTGCGCTGTTGATCAAAAACGACTGTAAGCACAGATGGAGAGGAAGATACAACGAAGATACTGATCTGTCACTTCGCGTACTCAAGGACGGTGACGCTACTATCCAGTTCAATGCCTTTCTGCAGGGCAAAATGGGCACACAACTTCTTAAAGGTGGAAACACAGAAGAGTTCTATCACAAAGAAGGTGACACTGACACGACAGCGTGGCGCGAAGGTCGCATGAATGCTTCAGGTACGATCAACAAGTCAAAAATGCTTGTAGATATGCACCCTGATGTTGCTACGCTTGTCTGGAAGTATGGTAGATGGCACCATTTTGTTGACTACAGCCAATATAGAAAGATTAAACTTATTCCGAAAGAAGGGGTAACTGTTCCCAAGGGCACTAATAACTACGGTATGTCTTACGTCGATGATTACGACATAAGCCAACTGCAGTGAAGATTTACTTTATTCCATATTCCTTACGCGTTTATCTTTCTGACACAGTTTTTCATAGCGGCATAGATATGTCCATGATGTCAAATATGAGCGCCGTTAAGAGCTTAGGACACGAGTGCAGAGTATTCTGCCTTGCTGGTGATTTTGATAGAGAAAAGACGGACGCGTTTATCTTTAATCCTACACTCAGAAATGATGAAATCAAAGCCTACTACAAGATCAGAAGAAAGCAGATTTATGAAGCAATGTATGCTGATATTATAGACTATCAGCCAGATGTTATCTTGTCAAATCACATTGTTTGCCCAATTTATAGAGATCTAGTATCAAAAATAGATTTACCTATAGTTATTCAAAATCATCTTGTTCCTGGTTTCTTTACAGATCTCGTAAATGCAAATCTATATTCCGAGCTGTCCGAAAGATCTGTATCTACTTACTGCGTTTCAGATTATTCAAGAAAGAGATTCGAGAAATATTACAGTAAGGCAGCAGACGGTTGGAATTTTATTGATATTAAAGCAGACGGTGTGCTGTATCCTGCATGCGTAACAGAAAGAAAAACAGCAAAAGAATCTGATGGAGTCATTCGACACGTATCAGCACTGAATCCCGGGAAGAAAACATTTATCATTCACGAGTTTCTAGAAGAGACAGAAATCAAAACGGAAGTTTATACCACTATGCTTTACCTCTCTTCGACTGGAGACAAAGTAAAGAACTACGCCGAAAAAAATATCAAGAGGTTTCAAGATGAGCCGCTACGAAAAACAATCTTTGACCTTCCTCACGAAAAGATTATGGATGCTATATCTAATTCAATGTGTACTTTCGTGGGACTCGCACCGTATGACACTTATACGATAACGTCACTTGAATCTCTACAGCGTGGTGTACCTCTGATACTGTTCGGTAATAGAGATGGTGACCACCCTGCACTTGAAATACTAGATGCTGAGACTAGAAATAAATTTATTCGCGTAGTACGAAACAAGGATCAGTTTCTATCTGCAGTTCAAGATTTCTCTAAACTCACTTTAGATGACAGACAAGAGTTAGCTGATAAAACGTATGAGTTTAATTCTATTGAAAAGACCAAATCTTCCCTTGAGTTAATCTTCAAGAAAAGTATTCTTAAGCACCAAGCATCTGAAGATGTTACAAATATAGAAAGATTTATGAATGGCTAGATCAAACAAGCATTTTATCCTAGACTACGAGACAATGGGAACTAACGTGAATGACTGTGCAGTAATTGACTGCTCGTTCTTTACATTTGATCTCGAAAAAATGGTATCAGATACACCATACACTTTAAGATCAATTGCTGATATGCAAAAGTGCAAGCTGTCAATTAAAGAACAGGTCAGAGACTACGGCTGGGTAGTATATGCTGATACAGTAGAGTTTTGGCAGAAGCAAGATGCTAGCGTTCAGAAAAAAATCATGCCTCTCAAGACTGATAAAACAGTCGAAGAATTTACCGTAGAGATTCTGACATATCTCTCAAAGAATTCAAAGTATGATTGCTGGTGGTCTCGGGCAAACTCTTTTGATCCGCCTATTCTGTGGAGAATGTTTGAAGCGCAGAAGAAGGGTTCGTTTTTAAACAGCACAATACCTCATTGGAAACTGAGAGACACCAGGACATTTATCGACGCGAAGTTAGACTTTCCAAAAGAAAACGGATTTATACCAATTCAAGACGAAGAATTCTGGGGTAAAGTATTCCAGAAGCACGACAGTTCTTGGGACATTCTTGCTGATATCCTAAGAATTCAGGCAATACTAAGAGCAGAGCAAGATCTAGAAATGATAAAAAGGTAAAATATATTATGAGTGAAGAACGTAAAGGCGACTGGCTACAGACTTCAAGTGGTATTGCATTTTGGCCACTCGATCCAAGACCAGAAGAGGTTGAAATTCAAGACATTGCGCATGCACTTTCAAATATGTGCAGATACGGTGGGCACTGTAGAGAATTTTATTCAGTAGCACAGCATTCCGTGCTCGTCTCGCAAGCACTTTCACCGGAGTACAAGCTATGGGGCCTTCTACATGACGCCGGTGAAGCATATGTGGTCGACATACCCAGGCCACTAAAGCGTTTTCTTACAAACTATGCTGAAATCGAGAAAGGTGTTATGAATGCTGTCTGTGATAAATTCGATATGGCTCGTAAGATGCCAGACGAAGTAAAGCGGGTAGACAACGCGATCCTTGCAGATGAGATGCCTCAGCTTATGAAGTCACCACCTCGTCCGTGGAATCTTATAGAACCACCACTGGGAATTACGATTCGACCTTGGACATCAGCCGAAGCAAACATCAGATTCCTCAGCGAGTTTAGAATGCTGACTGGTATATTGCAGCATCAACGCAATTCAAGTTAATCTTAAGTTGACTTCGCGGAAGCTTTGGTGTACTATAAACAATCCCCAAAATCTTAAAATCTTAACTCATCTAAGGAGTACTATTTAATATGAAACTATCGCAAGAAACAATTGCTGTACTGCGCAACTTCTCGGCAATCAATCAATCAATTCTTTTTAAGGAAGGTTCGACACTTCGTACAATAAGCCCGACGAAAACTGTTATGGCTGTTGCAGTTGTACCGGACGAATTCCCGCAGCAAGCTGGTATCTATAATCTACCTAGATTTTTGGCCGTTTGTGGTCTTTATGCTGAACCGAATCTTGTCTTTGGTGACAAAGCAGTCACGATTACTGAAGGTAAAAGTAAAGCAAAATATGTTTACGCAGATCCTTCGATGATCATTACTCCTCCTGAAAAAGAAATCAAGTTGCCGACAGTAGACGTGGCTGTAACTCTTACTGCAGAAGACTTTCTGAAAGTATTAAAAGCGTCCAGTGTATATCAGCTACCTGAAATTGCTTTCGTCGGTGAAAATGGCACCTGTTATCTGAAAGCAATCGACAGCGCCAACCCCTCGGCTGACTCATTTGGCGTCGAACTAGGTGAAACTGAAGATACATTCTCCTTGATTATCAAGACAGAAAATCTTCAAATTATGCCGTTTGACTATGAAGTAGAACTTTCGTCAAAGGGTATTTCCAAATTCTCTTGCCCTACTGTAACTTACTTTATCGCAATTGAATCTAAATCAACATATAAGAAAGGATCATAATGGCACATAAGCTAACATTAGCAGTAGAAGATTACGGGCAAATGGTCAAACTCATAGATGCCTGTGTAGAGCGGGGTGCCTTTAAAGGAAACGAGATATTCTTTGTCGGTGGTCTGCGCGAAAGAATCGAAAAGCTTCGCACAGACCTCACTGCAGACCAACCAGAGCTTCTGGCTGAGACAACTGAAACTGAACCTAAAAAATAAGGTATCTTATATCATGAACGACAATATTGCAATGGAAATGCTCTGGAGCCAAAAATACCGGCCCCAGCGCATTTCTGATACCATTCTACCAGAAAAGACAAAAAAAGCATTTCAGCGATTTGTTGACGATAAAAATATTCCGAATCTGTTACTCTCCGGTTCACCCGGTACCGGAAAAACTACAGCAGCGATTGCGATGCTCAAAGAACTTGACTGTGACTACATTCTTATCAACGGCTCACTGAATGGCGGCATTGATACACTTCGTCACGAGATAGCAAACTTTGCCTCGTCTGTTTCACTTACTGGTGGTCGCAAGTATGTGATTATTGACGAAGCTGATTATCTGACTCCTGCTACTCAAGCTGCTATGCGTTCATTCGCTGAAGAATATAGCAAAAACTGTGGGTTTATCTTTACTTGTAACCTCAAGAACAGAATTATTCCTGCTCTTCAATCAAGATTCTCGAATGTAGATTTCGCAATCGATAAGGCGGATCGCGCAACCATTGCGATGCATTTCTTCAAGCGTGTTCTTACTATTCTGGATACCGAAGGTGTAGAATATGACCGAAAGGTAATCGCGAAGATTGTCGAAAAGTACTTCCCAGATTTTCGTCGAGTGCTAAATGAACTTCAAAACTATGCTGCATCTGGTAAGATTGACGAAGGAATCTTTAATAACTTCAAACAAGAATCCATAGATTCTCTATTCGAACTCATTAAAAACAAAGACTTCACAGAAATGCGTAAGTGGGTCGCATCAAATACAGATCAAGACTTTGCTGAGCTGTATAGAAAACTCTTTGAGACAGGACTTGACAAGATTAAGATGAATTCCATTCCGAACTTCGTCGTTATTCTTGCCAGATACCAATTCCAGCACCCTTCTGTTCCTGACCAAGAGCTCAATCTAGTAGCTGCGCTTGTGGAGGTCATGGCTGAGTGTGACCTATGAACTTTTTCAAGAAACCCAAAAAGACAGCTATCTGTAGTATCTGTAGGAATTCTTCACCCAAAAAAGAATTCTGGAAAATCGAAGTAAAAGCTGCCGATGGAGTCATTGAACTAGACTTATGTAAAGAATGTTCTGATACTATGAATCAGATTAAAAATGAGGCACAACCAAGATGAGCAAGGAACTTGACGCGTCTGAAATTATTAAGCCGTATGTTCATATAGAAGAAATAGAAGAGGTGCTCTCAAAGGAAGAGAAACTCACTCCCTTTTCGTTCATGACTTCAGTATCTGAATCCAAGCGTGATCTTATCTCAGAAAATCCTGAATCTGCCAAGGAATACAACGCGTATATGGTAAATCGCGGATTCAGTTTCTTCCCAGATACTGTTCTTTATGCCAATGAACTGAATATGTTGCCTGCAATGCCCAAGGCTGCGCAGTATTACTATTACTACGGATCTCTGCGTAAAAGAAAAAGGTACTCGAAGTGGCATAAGCTCGCAAAAGATGAAATTCTTGACCTCATCTGTGTCACATATAACTGTAGAGTAGAAGTTGCCAAACAGTATATGAAAATTCTGACTGAAGATAATATTCAAGCTCTTAGAGACATGAGAAACACTGGTGAAGGTAAGGCAAAAATAAATAAATAGATTGTAACTCATATAAAAACAAAAATAAAAGAGAGTGAATATAATGAACCAAAATCTATTCAGAGGTGTCGGAGCTGAAATAAGACTCATATCAGATGACAGTTTTCTAAAAATACGCGAGACTCTCACCCGTATAGGTGTAGCATCTAAGACCGAACAGAAGATTTTTCAGTCGTGTCATATCCTACATAAAATGGATAAAGAAACTGATAGGAGTAGATATGTAATCTTGCACTTCAAAGAATTGTTTATTCTTGATGGCAAGAATGACACGCTGTCAGAAGAAGATAAAGGAAGAAGAAACACCATTACGAATCTACTCGAAGAGTGGAATCTTTTGGAGATTGTCAATCCAGATCAGACTGTAGACCCAATACTGCCCCTCAGTGGGGTCAAAATCATACCATTTAGAGACAAGCCTAAATGGGAACTCATAAGTAAATATACAATAGGAAGCAAAAAGGTTTAACAATGAATATTTTTCGTGATAAAGAAACTGCAACTCTGCCGGTCTATGCTACACAGGGGTCAGCATGCTTTGATCTACATGCGTGCATTGAAGAAGGTACAAAATACCTATCCTACAATCCCTTTAACAGACCAGTTGAACACCCAGTAAAACTTACTGGCAACGGCCCCGTAATTCAAATCCATTCTGACAGCAGAGTTCTAGTGCCTACTGGTTTAATCTTTGATATTCCTGATCTTCATCTGATGAAGATCTTTATTCGCTCAAGCATGGCCCTCAAAATGGGTTTAACGCTTGCGAATAGCGTCGCTATTATTGATTCCGATTATGTGGATCCACTATTTGTTATGCTCTATAACATGTCAGATACCATTGTAACAATTCATCACGGTGACAGAATAGCGCAGGGCGCACTAGAAAAAATGACAGTAAGTGCCCTAACCGAAACAGCTGAGCGCCCAACACAGAAAACAGATCGAGTCGGCGGCTTGGGTTCAACCGGGGTAAACGAACTTGTCTGATAGAGTAACAATTAAGCTATATAGAGATAATGGGCATTGGATAGCGGCATCAGAACACCCAGATTTAATGGCACAAGGAGCCACCAGAATGGTGGCTCTTGCCAGCCTTGCACTTTTGCTTGATGTCGAAGCAGACGTGGATCTCCAACAGGAAATTTTCGGTTATTAAAAATGTACATCGTGTCACAGTCAGAGTTTAGCGAAAGACTCGAGCAGGTACTAGACGATCTTCCTCCTATTGACTATGTTACGGGGCCAGGTCGTAGCGGAGCAATTGCATCTGTTTACGCATCCTATATGCTGCGTGTTCCGTTTGTTCCTTATGGATCTTTCATACCAGATCAAAGAGCCCTGATTGTAGACACAGCAATTAATACTGGTAAAACTCTTCGCAAAGCGTCAAGACAATACGGAGATGCTCCTTTCGTGTATGCATTTCGTGAACCACCGCACGTTCACTTCTGGTATGAATGCTTAGAAGAAACTCCGGTGGAATTTCCAAGGCATCTTTACGAAAGAATGAAAGAACTAGTAAAAGATATCGACGTCGATCTAAATAAGAGGCTTCAAGATAATGACTAAATTGCTATTGGCTTCTGCGTTTGTTCTCGCAGCTACTGTGACTTATGCGCAGGAGTTTGAACCTTGGCAATTTTATGATCCTTGTCTCTTAAACTCAGATATCTTAGAAATCCGTGACGAAGGAATAGATCGCGCGATAGTGACTTACTACAATTCTGAAAGTCTCTGTTCTGCTGATAGAACGGTAGTGTTGACCTCTGATGCAGGTATCAGTGTAGAAGTTACTATACAAACTAGTGACGCAGAAGAGCACATTACAGTAATACCCCTAGAAATGCAACTATTTTCATATCCACCAGAATCAGAAATTCTTGATGGTGAGAGCCAAGATTTTATTATCATGGGCGGTATGATGTGACAAAATGTACAATTTTAATGTGAGGATATATTATGAATATGTTAAAGTGGGCCGAAGATGAACTAGAGGCGGCCGGATATTCAGCCTCTGATACTGAAGAAGGTCCTAATAAATGGTTGCGCGAAGGTACATTGGATCTTCTAAAAGTATTTGTCAACCAGGGACATAGCGGTATGTCCGCACCTTTTGCACTTGAATTATTTAGTGCACTTGCTGCAAACAAGCCACTTACGCCTCTTTCTGGAAATGATTCTGAGTGGATGGAAGTTGGCAAAGGTACTTGGCAAAATAAACGAGCCTCGAATGTGTTTAAGTGCGCTGATAAAGGTGCTTATAACATAGAAGGAATTGTATTCTGGGAGTGGTGGATCGACGGAGAAACTGGCGAGAAGTACAAATCATATTTCACTAACGCTTACTCTCGCGTACCGGTTACGTTTCCTTATACGGTTCCTGAGAAGCCCGAGTACCGAGAAGCAGTTCCCGCCCGACCCGACATACAAGACAGACTGGGTGATGGGAGCTATTGGGCTGTCGAGATTAAAAAGCTAAAGAAACAAGAAGAAAATTGGTCTTGTCTTATGATTCCAGTAAACGCAGATTACAGCCCAATCTTATTAGACACAAATTATGTGGCTGAATATTTACCATACGTCGGTGGCTATTACGCTACCTGCGCCGACGGAACGGAAAAGTTTTTACCTGCCGGCACCTTTGCAGAATCTTCTAGAGTCGTACATGAAGGATTCTGGGTAGAATTAATTAAAGAGAAAGAGGAATAAAATCGAAATTTTTTGGCTATTAACTCTGATGTACGTGTCTGTTGGCTGGATGATAGTTTTAGCAGTAGGTTCTAGATACGGATTTCTTAACCACTCTACACTTATTCTAGCATGTTTAACCTGGCCTCTTATCTGGCCAGCTATCATTCTATTTGTTCGCTATGACTGATTGTAACTGGCCTGGCGGTGCCTGTGCATGCTATATGGCAGAGCAAGATAAAGTAGATCACCGCGGTCGTGTTTGGATGCACTGCGACAAGGGCCTTAGTTTGACAAAGGCGAGTATGTCAAGATTTGTCATGTTTTGCCTCGAAAATAGCATAGAAATCGGTGACATTTATCCGTTCGACCCAAGACATAAAGGCTGCCAGGTATCCGTTTCTGTTCGTATAAGACCAGAACAGTTTGACGCCTTTACTGATGCCACTAAAGGAATTCTTAGGCGACCAACAAAACTTAACTTGAACTGATAGGAATACAAAAATGTATGTTTTAATTGTTGATGGTCGGTATCATACAAACACTAATTTGTTGTGGTCCAATGATATACTGCAAGCAGCAATATTTGATATTGATACAGCAACACAAATACAGCAAAACTGGATAAAATTTAATACCGTCTTGACTGGTGTTAACTGCAAGCATGTAAAAGTTCATCTTCTTGCACAATAATGTGTTGACTTCGGTATCCGTATGGTTTATCCTGTACTCAACGGAACCTCATCTGGATGAAAATCATGGATACCGAAAACACAATTTCAGTGCTTACCTACCGTCTCGAGGAAGCACTTACGAATCTGAAAAAGCTCGCCCGCAAAGCTGAGCGCTACGGGACTCCTACCATTACCTGGACTCTCGGAACTCCTCGCTTCGAAGAATTTTTTGTCGAAGGCCAGAAAACGAAGCTTGAAGTTACTGACATTATTCTAAACCACATCGAAGCGCCGAAAGTCGGAAACTACACTTTTGCCGCCCGCCTTGAGATAGTTGAAGGTGGAACAATTATCGACGGCATTCCGGGTGTCGAGTTGCCCGACCACTTCCGCCATTCTGATGGTCACTGCGAGCACTGCAACCAAGACAGGCTTCGCAAGCACCTCTTTGTAGTGCAGGATGATGTCGGTAACTTTGTTCAAGTAGGCCGCTCCTGTCTCCGTGATTATATGGGCACGGATACTCCTGCATCTGTCGCCGCCCGGTTTAGCTTCATCCGCCAACTGCGCGACTTCGGCGACGAATGGAACTTCGGTGGGCGTTCTGACGATAGTGCCCTGGAACTTCTCGCCGTGACTTCGGTTGCCATCCGTCTTTGGGGATGGATACCCAAGAGCGCACCAGAAGAAGCTGGTACCCCCACTGCATTCAGTATCTCACCTTGGTTCTACTGCAATCTTGCTAATAAGCACGATGTTGCCACTCGTGATCAGTTGAAAGCTGCTATTCGCCCCGAAGACTGGGTGATGGCTCAGGATACTCTGGATTGGGTCGCCGGTACTGACTCGGGCGACAGCCAATATATTCACAACCTCCGGCTTGTTCTTGGTCTCGGCGCTGTGGAACCTGTTCGCCGTGGACTGGCTTGCTCTGCTGTGGGTTCATACCAGCGGCACATCGGAAAGCTTCTCGCCTACGCAAAGCAGAAAGAAGAAGCTGTTGATTCCAATCACATCGGGGCAGAAAAAGAACGCCTTCGTGGCTTGAAGTTGCGTGTCACCGCAGCCCGTGGAGTGACCAGTGAGTGGGGTGAATCCATTCTGTATAAGTTCATCGACGAAGGCGGAAACTTGTTCTCGTGGTTCAGCTCCAACGGCGCCGAACTGGATGTCAACCAAGAGGTGGAAGTCGACGCCACTGTAAAATCTCACAATGAGTTCCGCGGCGTCAAAGAAACCCAACTGACTCGCACCAAAGTAAAGGCATAAGGGAAAATAGAATTGCCGTATTACCACAACATCCCAGATATAGAAACCCTGGCAGGGAGCCATGCAATGACGCACGAATTTCAAATTAACCGCAACGGCGACACACCAGACACTCTGAAAAGTGAGTTCATTGCAGTAATGAACGCCGCAAGAGAGTTGACCGCGGCATTGCAGGCCATGACCGTCAACGGTCAATCCGCAATCGCACAGACCGGTCAGGACCGGGCGGTTCTCGCTCAGAATGTTGAAGCAATCCGCATATGGGCAGAAGCTGGTGCTATTCGTGTGATGAATCAGTCATGAGCAACCTTCCCGCCACGCTGCGCCGCCTGTCTGACATCGTAGACGAGTACGACACCAAGGTCGCGGCCATCCCGGCGACCGTTGAAGATTTCAAGCGATCCGTCGCCGCGGCTGAAATGGCTGCCTGTATCGGTGGGCAGTATGTGGGTTCGATCTTTCACCGGTCCTCGCCAAGCCTACAGGAGCATGCCCTCGCCAGTAACCTTTTGGAATCAGCGTGGAAGCACGTCTATCACGGACTGAACCTCGACAAGATTGCCCCTGCGTCCGACCGGTCGCGGTTCGAGACGGCTTTCAAGTCACCCGCACCGTTCACGCTGGACAATATCAGGGCCACGTTTGGTAAATATATCAGCGACCCACGCGGGCACATCTTGCGTGGTTTGGCCGAGGCGTTTGGAGAACTGGACCAATCCTTCAAGAGCCATGACCGTATGAAGATTGGCGTCAAGGGTCTCCCCAAACGTGTCATATTGTCCAGTGTCACCGACTCATGGCGCGGAGGATATGGTACTGCGCGATTGCGTGACATGTTAAACGCGCTTTGCGTTTATAACGGTATGCCCCATCTGACCCACGGGCAGTTTAGCGACATGCTGTCAGGTGGGAGGGTCAGGGCGGTTGTTGAACCTGACACGACTGAGGGCCGCGCCCCACGCAACGAGGTGCTGGGTGATACCGTTGAGGGCGCCCTGGGCGACGTTTGGCTGAAGCGGTTTGCCAACGGCAACGGGCATTTGTTTTTCGGGTCGGACATGTTGAAGTTGGTGAACGAGGCGCTGGCCGAATACTACGGTGAAGTATTACCTGACTGCCCAGAAGCGCGACCTGAGCGTGCAGCATCGACCGCTGTGGCCCGTGACCTACAATTCTACCGCACACCCGCCCAGGCCGCCGATTTGTTAGTTGATCGAGCCGAACCGCGGACAGGTATGAGGATCCTTGAACCGTCTTGTGGTGACGGGGCAATCATGGACGCCGTAAAGCGGTTCGCAGGTCGCCGGAACATCGACGACCTACGGATCGTCGGAGTCGAGGTCAGCGTGTGTCGGGCCGACGCCGCAAAGGCGAAAGGATATGCGGTCCAGGTTGCCAATTTTCTGCAAGTCACACCGACCGCCGACTTTGATATGGTGCTGATGAACCCTCCCTTTTACGGTAAGCATTATCAGAAGCACGTCGAGCACGCCCTGAAATTCCTGAAGCCGGGTGGAGTTCTTTACGCCATCCTTCCGATCACGGCTCTGACCGATCATGGCTATATCGAACCGGGTCGGGGTTGGGATAAATGGAAAGACCTGCCTCCCGGATCGTTTACCGAAAGCGGCACAAATATAAATACGGGCATCGCGCGGTGGTACTGTGAGTAGGGCTAGTAAATGAGCGGGTACTGTTATTTTTATCGACCCGAATAAATGCATCGTAATCTTTAACCAAGCAAGGAAACGCCATGGTCACCATACTGACACGCAACACCGACATTCTACGAGCCGAAGTTACCGCACACATCGCGGCTGATGCTCTAGTGCGAGAATCTTATTGGACTCCTAATGAAAATGCTGTTGGTGGTACTGGCTGCTTTATAGGGTGTCTGTCACACTCAGATGACCCTGGACCAGCTTTTGAGCGCTTTGGCCTGCCACTTGCTGTTTTAAGACTTGCGGAAAATATCTTCGAGGCGCTGCCTAAAGAAGAGGGTAAGGCGTTTTTTGCCGCGCTGCCTGATGCCGTTGCCCGCGATGGAAAAGATTTGAACCGTGTGGCGTGGGGGTTTCTTTCATCTGAATTACGGTTACTACCCAAGACAACCGATGTGGTGCAGGCGGTCATAGATACAGTAATTCTAGGTATGGATTTGCTGTCTAACGGTCAAGAATGGACCGATGACGTTAATGCTATTTATTCCGTTAATTGCGCTAATGCTGCCTATACCAAGGCTGATGGATCCTATGCATCATATGCTGCCTCTCATGCCACCGCCGCCGTCCTTGCCTGTCGCGGTACACATCCTGATGTAGATGTACCCTATGCTGCCGACTGTGTCGCCAATGCTGCGCGTACCATTGCCGCAGGTGCCTCCTATACCGCCACCCGACTTCGCCAGCGGGATACATTGCTTTCGCTAATAGCCGCTGCTTAACTCAACCTAAAGGATTACATTATGGTCGCTATGCTCACACGCAATATTGCACAATTTCGTGGTAATATCGAATTCCATGCCGCTTCTGATTTACTCGACGGTGGTAATTGTTATTACTATAACCCTAAGTCACAAAAGGCTTGTTTTATTGGTTGTCAGGTTAAAACTGGTGACACGAAACTTCTGGAAACAGAATACGGTATTCCTGAAGTTCTGGCTCGTATACTGGAAGCAATTTTTGAGTCACAGCCAAGTAAGATCGACAAAGTTACATTTGCGCTAGAGGTCGGCGATGCAATTGAAAGAGACGGCAAAGATCTGACTCTCGTATCTTGGATTTTTCTTTCATCTGCGCTAAGGTCGATGCCTAAAGTTATAGATACGGTCCAAGCAACCATTGATCCTATTATCGCAGGAATGAATTTACTGGCAAATGGAAAAGATTGGTCGTCTGACTTGGCTGGTGCTGCCGGTTTTACCGCAGAAAATATTTTCGAGTTTACAGACCCCGTCGCAGGATATGCTTCCCTAGCGGCAGCATATGCTGCCTATGCCGTTACTGATGCCGGCACCGCAGGTTGGGCTGCATACAACGCTATTGATGCGGGTGGTGCTTACGGAGAAGAAGTACGACTGCAACAGCGCAATGATATTTTGTCACTTATCCGCGCAGCTTAACTCTAATCAGATAGAAGGATACAACCTGATGGAGACTTTTACGGATTATGTAAGAGAAAGAACTGAAATCTGTCCTAAATGTCTTTGGCATCACAGTAGATTTAGTCCATGTAAAAATTCAGATACACATCAAACTACAAGACCGCCGACATTAGAAGACCTGAGACATGACTATGAGAAATTAATTGAAAACCTATAAGGAAGAAACATGAAAGAATCTGCACTACTAAAAGAGTCATTCAAGACTTTTTCTGATAAGCATCTGCTTGCGATCTATAACGTAGCAAAGACAAGGCTTCGGATCTTTTTCAAGAATCCGAAAGACATGATTGCACTACGGAAAGAAATTGACATTCGCAAACTCTGAATTAGTTTGCGAATCCTGCCATACCGGATCCTCGTCCATGACCGGCACCGATTGATGTGATTCTCTGATTATTATAAGTCGTAGCACCTCGGACAGTGTTCTGTACTGGAGCTATAGTAGGAGCACTCGTAACAATGATGGGTGCGACGTCGCTTTGACTTAGCAGAGCATCTTCCAGAATACTCAAAACCTCAGTCGGATTTACTCCTCCCATCATAGATGGCTGGAATATAAACGCAGGTTCTACTTCTGGGATTACCTGGCTGAAGACACTTCTTGCTTCGGTAGACCCTCTTAATGCTGCGATGTCAGTAGAAAGAGTCGCAAGGAATCTTCTTTGTTCTGCAAGGGCACTGTCAACATTTCTAGTGAACGAAGTATTATCCATTCCGATTTCTTGGATATAGTCTGTTCTACGTTCTTCCAGATCGCGTATGCGCTCATATGTCTCGCTAACACCCTCGAAGAGTGATCTTCTTTCTCTTTCTGTATTTACCAGATCTATAACGCTCTGTACTCTCAGTTCTTCCGCTGAGAATGCTATGTCTTCGAATGCACTTTCACTCAATCTTTGAAGATTAGGATTCTCACCTAAGATATTTGAAAAAGATTCCCGCAGTGACTCTAGTATTTCTCCTTCGGGTATCTTAAATTCGAACTGACCACCCATTTCTACTGGTGTGTCGGGAGTAATTGCTTCGAGAGATCCTGAAACTGTTTGTCTGAATACTTCAAGTTCCTCAGCTGCATTGCCTGCTCTGCTAAGTCCTATACCAAGTGCTGTTCTTCTAAGAACTCCTGGTGCCTGGTCATTCTGAACAGCATCCAGACCGGCAAATCCTGCTGCAGTTCTTTCTTCAAGTTCTGCTATGAAAGCATTCTGTCTTCTCTCTAGCCACCCTTCAACTAACACAACGCTACCGACAAGTGCAGCACCAGTCAATGCGGCTAAGCCCACGGGTCCTGTAAGTGCTGCGAGAAGCAAGCCGCCACTCAGTCTTAGTAAAGCAGGTGCGAGTAATATCAATGCACCACCTAGTGCCCCAGACATAGCTTGTGTGACTGTAGATGCATTAAAATCTACACCTAGTATTCTCCATGTTTCATCAGATATGTCACCGTCGGTGAGTCCCAGGGATGCCAGCATATTCTCACCAAAACTCGAAAATAGTCCTGCCATCGCACCTACCGCAGCACCGCGAGCACCGAAGACAAGACCAAGCGCACCACCTATGGCAGCTCTATTCACGGGATTACTTATGGATGCAATAAACTCTGGAGAGGCACCAGCATCTCTTAATCCCACTTCGACAATTGTCGACACAAAGTTACCGATGTATGGTGCCAGAACTGCTAGGGGTATTGCTCGAAGTAGCAGTCCACCAATTGCTCTTACTGACAGGAGCGAGGCAGCGCCGCCTAAGGCAGCTCCAATAAAACCACCGAACCCAGGTCCTAATGTCGTAAGTAGCGTCTGTAAGAATCCCATCTGGGCTGCTGCCGGGGCACCGGAACCCGAACCATCACCACTAGATCCACTGCCTCCTCTTTGTTCGCTCGTATCTGTTCTTTCCGCTCTGCTAAGTTTATCTCTTAATCTTGTGCGCTCTTCAGCATCTTCAGTTATCTTGAGCATACTAAGACCGGATGCTGCAATGTCCATTAGCGTGCTCGACTGTCGCGTAATTGCTTCTCGCATGGAAGCAAAAACTTCGCCGAATTTTTCGACTCCAACAGAAACTGAGCGAAGAGAATCATCATCTCCACTACGAGTGAGTTCACCTTCTCGCTTGATGTTATCAATGAGCTCTGCCTGTCTTTTTACGCCAGAGTCACTGTCGCGCTTATTGTCACGTCTATTCTTGGAGTTCTCATCACGCTTTCTCTTTTCTTCAGCAATCCTAGCATGATTTGCCTCTCTCTTAATACTGTTGGCGATATCTGCCTGCGTCTTCTTGTCATCCATTTTTATTCTTCTTGCTTTCATGTAGTCGTTTCAGATGCTGTATTAACATTGCATAATAGATATCACGCTCGTAGGGTATTAAGTTTTCTAGATCTTCGATACTGTATTGATGGTGCTGAGCCAGAAGAAAGATCATTTCGTAATAGATCTTTAAGTCACAGTGACTCAGCATTAGGAAAAAAAAGTTTTGAGTCCTTCGATGACAAATGTCTTTTCTGTTTTTGCACTGTTCGTATAGTGAACTTCATGTCTTAGAATAGGCATAGTACTAAAGAAATTCTTAATTTCTTTTACGGCAGGCGAAGAAAGATCATCAGCAAAGTCATTAATTTCTGTCTCAGAAAAATCTCTAAAGTTTAAGACTTCATCACCCTTGATAAGTTTATCCATACAGCTAATCATGATCTGAAACTCTGTTTGGGGATTATTCATATCTTTCATAAGAAGAAGGTACTCGTTAATAGTAGGATACCTCATTATGATTACGTAGTCGTCGTCAACTCGAATCTGAGTTGTGTGGTCTGGATTTCTATTTACTATGACATCATCTATATTTAATTCCAGCTTTACTTCTTCAGAAGTATCTGGGTCTTTAATTGCGAATGTTACGTTATTGTTTACAGATTTTGCTCTGATCAATAGGAGAATATACTCCAGATCAAACATAGACATCGTATCTATATCCTGGTCTTGCAGACAGTTATTTACCACCTGCTTGACAGAAAGTATAGATTGCTCAATGTCTTTTGCCTCTTGTGCAATCAAGAGTATCTTTTCTTCTCTTACGGTAAACGGTCTGTACAGAATCTCTTTTCCAGACGAAGGAAGAGTTAAAGAATAGAGCGGTTGCGTTATTTTTGGTAAGCCCATGTTATAAAACCTTTTATGAGAGTGACGAGGCAGAAGAAAACGTGTCTACTGATCGAGTGTCAAAGTCACGAATGACTCGTGATATGTTGCCATTTCTTGCTAGAGAATTTTCTGAGCCTAAGAAGAGACTAGAGTTTTCATATGGTATGTCGTAAAATCCAGAGTACACCAATCTGTTGTACGAGAAGTTTACAGTAATGGTGGCAGGACCATCTCCTGCCCAGTTCAAATCAATATTGCTTATCTGTGTCGGGTAAACATTCTCGTATCTGCACTCATAATATGATGATGGGTTATGAGTGGAAAAGTGACGAATAGTAAGTTCTGACGCGCAGTAGTTGTCTTTGTATTCGATTAGCATTGGAGCCAACCCACGAAAGTTTCCGCCTCTATTTCCGCTTACGTTCGTCACAGATGTAATCCAGCGGTGAAAGAATGTCAGAATCTTGTGGTTGTTGTCCAGCATGAAGACGCCGTTCAGTGCTTCAGGTGTAGCACTCATAGGCATATATTCTGCAAAGCCCAGACCAGTTGGCTTATATGCCATCGTCTCAAGATTAATCCCTGGCATAGAGACAGTTTGACAGAAGAATCTTAAGTCGTCAGATGTAATGACGCCCGGGACAATGACTTCTCCTCTGCGGTTCGTAGCAGATATCATTGTCTCAAAAAGATTTGTTCTGGCTGGCCCGCCAAATTTATCTATTCTCGATTTAAATTCTGATATGTTAAACACTCTACCTCTTGCCCTTCTTCTTCATAGATTGTCTGGAGTCTGCCCAAACTTTAGTTTTCGAAGCACCGATAAACTGCTCAGTATTTAGAAACAGTGCAATATCCCATTCAGTCGAATGCACCTCTACGAATCTGCTTCTCACCTGAGAATTTAAGTATCGTTTGAATGTAGGACGAAAGAGTTGAAACTTTTCTGTTGACTTCAGAATACTATACGACAGCTGAAGTTTTGTTGTGTCGTCATATTTTTCGTTGTTCGTGACGTCATAAAGTGCATCCATAAGCTTTGCTCGTAAGGGTAGAGGCAAATAGTGCATATTGATACCAAAGAAACCGTCAGAAGTTCTTTCGATTGGAAAAATGAGAGGAAAGGCATCATAGTAAGGCAAAGTTTTTTTGTGCTTCGCATCGTACATAAAGAAATACATCTTGCCTGCGGCAGTTCTATTCTTAAGTCGTGCGCGATCGCTTTTTAACACCACAGTTTCAGAAACTTTACCAGCGTCTTTTGCTTTGTTGCGAAACCACTCTCTCGCAGCAATACTACGAGCAGGCACTTGTCCCGATTTGATTCCCTTGATAAGAATATCTGAAAAGAGTGAAGCCAACTTATTTTCCTAACGGCTTGATATGTTTTTCTGTCATGATCTCAAAACTCCATCCTCTTTGCGCGCAGTACTCTCGAGCAGCTTTCCACTTTGCTTCATTCACACCAAATGTGAGCACTTCGTTCAAATATCTTCTTGACACTCGGCCAGTAGGTGTCTTATTCTTGTTGATAGGATTTGGTGGCCTTGTCTGTGCATCCGGTTTCACCTCAATCATCACCGTCTGGTATTTATCCACGCCTACTCTCTTTTTTACGACGATGTCAGGAAAGTATCTGCTTGTCTTGCCTTTACCGAGAGGTTTCTTATAAGGAACGACAACTTCTTCTGAAGACCACTCGACTACATCTGGGTGTACATCCAAGCGTCTAAAAACTTTTAACTCCCATAAAGATCTGTACTGAATCTTTGTAGGGTCGCCTTTGTATTTCTCGGGATTCGTTGGTTTGAAACGCCCACTGTATGCCATATCGCCAAGATCTCCATATAAATAGATTGTATCATCCGAACTCACAAGATTCATATCTATTTATAGGGCGCACGCAAGAATGCCAAGAAGAAATACTTTTGGACCAGTAAGCCAAGATATAGCAAGATCATCACGATCAAGAACTCCATCAAATCTCAACTTTCCGATTGAAGATCATGACTACGGCATGTTACTTATGTTTCGTGACTATCAGTATCGTCCTTCTTCGCAAAGAGGATTCTCTCAGATGGGCGCTTCGGGATCGAATGTTTCTGATACTATTTTCTTGCCACTTCCATCAAACATATCTGACACATTTCAAGTTCGAGCACAAAGATTCGATCAAGAAATCACAGGTGAGCTCGTGTCGACTCTTATCTCTGATATTGATGTCAATAATCTAGGAGTTGGATCCATCACAGGTGCACTCTCAGGTGCTGCGCTGCGAAGCATTCCTGGAGTTCGAGGCGAGACACTTTCTGAGATCACAGGCAATATCTCTCGCGACCTCGCCTTTCTTGCTCGAAGAGGAATTGACGCTGCATTCCCTCAGCAAGGAAGAAACATCGATGCCGGTACTGGTACTTATGTGAACCCAAAAGCTGCTCTCTCCTTTGAAGGAGTAGAGATGAAAATGCACGCATTCGATTGGACGCTCGCACCCAAGAACGAGCAAGAGTCAAACAATCTTAGAGATATCGCGAACACGATGAAGAGGCACATGCTTCCAGAATATATCAATACATCAATTCTACAGAGAGCAATGTTTAAGTATCCTTCAATGGTTGATGTCTTTTTCGTAGGAATAGATTCGAACTACTATTTTCACTTCAAGACAGCGATGATACAAAGTTTTACTACGAACTTCAGCCCGAACGGAAATGCTGTGCTTCGTGGAGGCCGCCCTGCTGTGGTTCAGTTTCAACTTGGCTTCATCGAATCTGACATTCACACTTCTGAAGATTACGGTGGGAATTCTACAAGCGTAGATACGATATCTACACCGACTGGCGAAGGACCCTTCTAAGATGTCAACATACTTTTCTTACTTTCCAATCATATCATATGAAGGAAAAGCAATTCGTGACATCACTCGCCGTAGTAAGTTCTTAGATGAGAGACTCTCAGATCCATTTACTTATCTGCCTTACACAATCAGAGAAGGCGAGAGACCAGAAGACCTTTCAAATAGTTACTACGGATCTGTAGGAGATACTTGGCTTATTCTTCTCGCCAATAAAATCACAGATCCTTATACTCAATGGCCATTATCTGAAACTGACTTTCATTCTTTCTTTATAGAGAAATACAAAGCACTTTCTGAACTCTCTGGTAGTGCCGTAGTAGAGTGGGGACAAGATCAAACGCTCACAGAGAATCTCGTCTACCACTATCGAACTTCACCTACTACAGGAAAGATTCTAAGAGTCGCTCCAGACACTTTTCTAACATTGAACTCACAAGAACTCGGCCCATGGAAACAAGTAAGGGTCTATGACTACGAGAAACAGATGAACGAGAATAAGAGAGAAATCATTTTAATTGACAAGCAATATAGAAATGAAGTCGTGAAAAACTTTAGAAAGACAATGAACACAGTATGAACAAATCTAGTTTCGTAAACCCTACATATGCCAATGTGCAAAAGATTTCTATTCGATCAGACTTTTCGGATTTGTTGCTAATCGACGTTACTTTAATGGTTCCAAGTGTTTCGTTCACCTCTTCTATAGATAGTGAGACGATGTACGGAGTCGCTCGCTTTGTAGATTCTGTAGGTCTATTAGAAGAGACACCACTACGCGGAGAAGAACAGATCATCTTCGAGATAGCAGACTCCAGCATGATCAACGAATCTGGCGGTATCCAAGCTGGCGCAGTATCTGAACCATTTCTATTTACTGGCTTTATCTATAAGATAGACAATGTAACGACTACAGATATCAATGACTCTCTCATCTATGACGTGCACTTTGTCTCGCACCAAAGCTATGTAGCTGGCACAAAGCAACTCATCCGTTCTTTTCGAGACACTACAGTATCTGACATCGTAAAATCTATCTTCGAAGAATACTATAGAGGCCCAAACCATACTACGAACGAGAATCTAAAGCAAGTCACTGTGGAAGAGACATCTGGGCTCATTCGCTGCGTGATACCAAGACTACGCCCAGAAGAAGCTATGAGCTTTCTATCCAGAAGATCATACTCTGCCAACCAAAGCCCTTCATGCACCTTTAGATTCTACGAAAGCAATAAAGGATACTACTTCGTCTCTGATGAAGAACTGTTTCGTCTTGCAGAACTAGAAGAACCAAAGAGAATCTTTCAATTCACCTATCTAGATGCTATACCGAATACCCTAGATTACTATGAAGAGCAGATGAAGAATCTAGAGTCATTTGAGAATACAGATAGAATCAATACCCTCTCTGATATCTACAATGGCACATATAGAAACAAAGTCTTAGAATTAGATATACTGACTCGCAGAACGAATCTTATAGATGGCTCAGGACAGTATGATTACTTTGCAGAGAGAAGAAGATACTTTGATGTAAAGCGAGATGAAACACTCATAGACAGGCATACTACGAGGTTCATAGAAGGAGTTCATTCAGATTCTGAAACATCTGGCGGAGAAGATACAGATATCCAAAAGAGATTTCTTGTCATTAAGAACTTTACATCAGGCGAAGATTTATCTGCAGATCAATCTCTATCTGCAGAAACTCATTACGCAGATATAATCTCTCATAGGCAGGCTTATGGAAATCATATCGAAAGCACTACAGTTGAAGCAATTGGTCCAGGGAGATTTGATGTTACAGCTGGAGATATCATAGAGATGGATATAAAGCGAATGCAGTATGCTACTGGCTCAGAATCTGATAGTTCAGAACAGAATAAGCATCTGAGTGGAAGATATCTAGTGAAAACTGTATCTCATGTACTAGAAGGTGATGTAATGAAGAATGTCTACAGATTGATTAAGAAAGACTGGAGCGAAGTCGAGACGATAAGTGCTAGAAGAGAGGGTCCATTCTAATGAGTAACGATACTGGCACAGGTATAGTTCAGCCACTGTTCTTTATTGGAGTCGTGGAGAACAGAGAAGATCCAAGAGCAGAAGGCAGAGTTCAAGTTCGTGCATTTGGTCTACATGGATCGAATCGTGATATCAGTACTCAGGATCTTCCCTGGGCGACATTGATTATCGGTAACCATGACGTGAACTTTACTCCGCCTCCGCTCAATGCATGGGTGTTCGGATTCTTCGTAGATGGCAGAGATGCTCAGCAGCCAATGATCTTGGGACTCATTCCTACTCAGTCATCTGAGCTTGTTGATCCTGCAGTTACTGGATGGGGTGCTATCCCCACTGAAGATTATGACCTCCAGATGCAGGGTTCACGTCCTCGCGATATCGGAACTTCTCCAATGTCGAATCTTGCTACTGGTGAGTTTACGAATGAGACATACAACACGCCGTTGGAGATGAATAGATCAGTTGGCATCCCGATCGCAGGCGGGCTTGCTCGTGGGTATGCTTTTGGTGGCAACTCAAACTCATGGTCGAATGACTCTGGCGAAAGTGCAGACGAGTTTTCTGCTCGAAGAGGGCCACTCTCAAGTAGCGAAAGAGAAAGCATTGCTGTGCTAGATGCTGATGCTGAGTTTCAACAAGAACTTGATCTATTAACTCAGAGATATGGAGTTTCGAGAGAACAAGTTTACGGAATCATAGCTGGGGAGAGTGGATACAATCCGGGAGTTGTGAATCAGTTTGGATATTCTGGCTTGTTTCAGTTTGGTCAACCTGCCCTAGATGACATCAACTCTAGACAGGGAACGAACTATACCACTCGCCAGATTGCATCTATGTCTCCTGCTCAACAGACTCGCGTCTACAGTCAGTATCTAGATCGCTGGGGATACAGAAACTCTTCTGGACTTGGAGTCATGCAAGCTGCTCCTGCTTTTGGAGACAGATCTGGAGGCACTGAAGTCTATGCTGTGAACACGTCAGCATGGAGAAACAATCCTGCCTGGAGAGGTGCTGATGGTCGTATCACTGTAGATAGCATCAACGCGTACTACAATAGGCGCAACCCACCTACTGCGAGCGACAGTCTTCTATCGGGTGGGTCTGGCGACAACGCAGTAGCCGGGGGAGAAGGAAATGATACCTTTTCTAGGGCGGCTGAGATTCGAGCTCGGATTGCTGTGATTGATGATGAGCTCGTGAC